CTGGCTGCCGCCATGGTGGGCGGCACCAATTCAGAGACGTCATGCAAATCTTCATCATCGGCAAGAGCACGGCTGAAACGGATTCCGGCATCGTGTGGGAGGTGATGGGTGCTTTCTCCAATGAAGCGGACGCTGTCGCGGCCTGCCGTCCCGGGGAATGGATTGGACCGCTAACCGTTGGCGAAAGATTGATGGATGAACCGCATGAGTGGGCTGGGGCTTATTATCCTCATCCACCTCTGCCATTCTCAGAAGTGGGGTAGCTCAGTGATTGGAGAGCGGCGGGCTTAGAGCGAGGCTCGAACCCGCAGGTCGCTGGTTAAATTCCAGCCCCCACTTTTGAGAATGAAATGGCGGCGCGTCGGAAGCGCGAAAGTGAATTCTACTCAATAGGATCAAAAATGGCGCAGCCAAAGAAAGCCGCGCCGGACTGGGAGCGCATCGAAGCCGACTACCGGGCCGGCCTGTTGTCGGTTCGGGAAATTGCGGTCGCGCATGGCGTTTCGCACGTCGGCATCGCTAAGCGAGCCAAGCGGGACGGTTGGACCCGCGATCTCAGCAAACGCATACAGGACAAGGCCGAGCAGCTAGTTACCACTCGCACGGTTACCAATGAGTTACCAGAAGAGAGGGCGGTAACTGATCGGGCGATCGTAGAAGCGAACGCCGAGGTAATTGCCAATATCCGGTTGGCGCATCGAAAAGACATTAGCCGGTCCCGTACCCTCGCAATGGCGTTGCTCGCTGAATTGGAGCAGCAGACTGGGAGCATCGACCTCTTCGAGCAACTGGGCGAGTTGCTGCGCAGCCCGGACGATAAGGGGATAGACAAACTCAACGACCTGTACCAAAAGGTCATCTCGACGCCTGGCCGGATCGACGGCATGAAGAAGCTTGCCGAAACCCTGAAGAACCTGATTGGTCTTGAGCGCGAAGCATACGGATTGAAGACTGGCGAGGACGGCGGAGGTGAAGACGTCCCGACGAGCCTTGACCACTTCTATGGAGCAAACTAGCCGACCGACGCTGAATCCGGCTCTTCGAGAATTCTGGGCGGCCAAGCACGTCGGCGAAAGACCAGTTCGAAACCGCGTTCTATATGGTGGCCGCGCCTCCTCTAAGTCATGGGATGCCGCTGGTTTCGCGACGTACTTGGCGAGCAATGCCAAGCTGCGCTTCCTGTGCGTGCGTCAGTTCCAGAACAAGATTGAGGAATCGGTATATACCCTCCTTAAGCATCAGATTGATCGATTCGGGCTCGCCGGACAGTTCCGAGTGCTCGACAACAAGATCATCGGGCGCAAGACGGGCTCCGAGTTCCTGTTCTACGGGCTCTGGCGCTCGATCGACGAAATCAAGTCGCTCGAAGGCATCGACGTCCTTTGGATCGAGGAAGGCCACAACCTCACCGAAGAGCAGTGGAAGATCCTTGAGGCGACGATCCGCAAGCAGGGATCGCAGGTTTGGATTGTCTTCAACCCGCGCCTCGCGACGGACTTCGCCTATAAGCGGTTTGTCATCAACCCGCCTCCGGGCACGCTCGTTAGGCGCATCAATTACGACGAGAACCCGTTCCTCTCGCAGACGATGCGGGATGTGATAGCCGCAGCGAAAGAGGAAGACGAAGAAGAATACGAGCACATCTACTTGGGTGTGCCGAAAGACAATGACGATGATTCGATCATCAAGCGCTCGTGGCTGATGGCCGCGATCGACGCGCACAAGAAGATTGGATTCGAAGCCTCTGGCCGTAAGTGCATCGGGTTCGATATCGCAGATGGAGGCGCGGACAAATGCGCCGAGGTATTTGCTCATGGCTCCGTGGTGTCGTGGGCCGATATGTGGAAGGCCGGCGAGGACGAATTGCTCAAGTCCTGTACGCGGGTCTGGAATGATTCTCGAGCGCGTGGCGCGTCGGTGACGTACGACTCCATTGGCGTAGGCGCTAGTGCCGGCGCCAAGTTCGGCGAGTTGAACGACACGATCATCGATGGCCGCATCCAGTACCAGAAGTTCAATGCGGGCGCTGCAGTCTTTAAGCCGGAATCCGAATACCAACCGGGCACGAAGAACAAGGACATGTTCCTGAATCTGAAGGCTCAGACGTGGTGGATGACGGCCGATCGGATTCGAAACACCTATAACGCAGTGCGCAACGGTCACAAGTTCGAAGAAGACGAAATGCTCAGTATCGCGAGCGACATCCCGTATCTCGATCAGATCATTGACGAACTCTCGACGCCCAAGCGCGACTACGACAACAACGGCAAGGTCAAGGTGGAGTCGAAGAAAGACCTGAAGAAGCGCGACATCGCATCGCCCAATCTGGCGGATGCGCTCGTGATGCTGTTCGCGCCAGGACTTTCCCCGATGGTTGTCAGCGCTGGCGCTGTGTCCCAATTCGCCCAACTAAGTCGCAGACGATGACCCGAAAACTCCGCAAACCCGCTCAACTGAGGCCGGCTGTCGCTCCCGCCCCGATTAAGCCGATCGGGATGCGCGTGAGCCCGGATGCCGTCGCGGCGATGCGAGCGCGCCCTCCTACTCGCACGACGAAGACGGATTTATTCGTCCCGTACGAGCCGCCCAAGGGAGTGCTGCCTGCCGGCGTGACCGGTCGCAAGCTCGCCATGGACGCGGGCTTCGATTGCAATGCCGCAGCTACTAACTGGGGCTTCGACTTTAACGATGCGTTTAGCCAGGGCTATGCATGGCCTGGCTTTCAGACGCTCGCCTCGTGGTCGCAGATTCCCGAGTTTCGCCGCCCCGCCGAGGTCTACGCGCGGGAGATGACCCGCAAATGGATCAAGATCAAGGCAGCCGGCGAAGAGGACAAGTCGGACAAGATCAAGAAGATCGAGGCCGAGTTCAAGCGCCTGAATGTGCAAGCGGTCTTTCGTGAAGCGATCGAGCAGGACGGCAAGTTCGGCCGCTCGCAGATCTTTCTCGACATGGGCGTCGAGTCGGATCAACTACAAACGGACGAGCTCAAAACGCAGCTCGTCGAATCGTCGGCGAAGATCGGTATCGGCTCGCTCAAGCGCCTCACAGTCGTCGAACCGATCTGGTCATACCCGAACCGGTACAACGCGAACGACCCGCTCGACCCTACCTTCTACAAACCGCAATCGTGGTTTGTGATGGGCAAGGAGATCCATTCGAGCCGCCTACTGACGATCATCACGCGCGACGTGCCGGATATCTTCAAGCCGGCGTACGCATTCTCGGGGCTTAGCCTGTCCCAGATGATCAAGCCGTATGTCGACAACTGGCTCCGCACGCGCCAGAGCGTGTCAGACATCATCCACGCCTTCACCGTGTGGGTGCTGAAGACGGACATGTCGCAGATCTTGAGCTCGGGCGGCGCTGAAAGCTTCTACAATCGCCTCGCGATCTTCAATCTCGGCCGTGACAATCACGGCGTGATGGGGATCAACAAAGATACGGAAGAGTTTCAGAACGTTTCGGCTAGCCTGGCGGGCCTCGATAAACTTCAGGCGCAAAGCCAGGAGCAGATGAGCGCCCCGTCAGGCCTTCCACTCGTCTACCTAACCGGTATCACGCCGGCGGGCCTGAACGCATCGAGCCAGGACGAGATTGAGGTCTTCCAAGATACGGCCGCGGCGAACCAAGAGATCTACACGCCGCACGTTTCGAAAATCCTCAACATCGTTCAGTTGAGCTTGTTTGGCGAGATCGACCCGGACATCGGCTTCGAATGGAATCGGCTCAAGGTCATCACGGACGAGCAGCGTGCGGCCATCCGCAAGCAGGAAGCGGAAACCGATCAGATCCATATCGACAGCGGCGTGCTATTCCCCTCGGAAGTTCGCGCGCGCATCGCGAACGACGATGAATCGCCATATCACGGCATCGACCTAACGCGCGATCTGCCCGAGCCCGTCACACACAACGGCGAGCCTGGGCCGAACGAGTTCGGGCTGGACCCGCTCGAGACCGAGCAGCAAGAGCCGCGTCAAACGACAGAGGCGACGCAATGAGTAGCTATCGGATCGTGTTTCGCGTCGAAGATGCGAGCGGCACCGCGATCCTCAATGAACGCGCCGTCGCATTCCAGCCAGGCGAATCGCCTTACGATCGATTGACTGATGCCATGCTAGTCATGGCGAAGATCATCAAGAGTGTGTTGAATGCCCCAGCTTCGCGCGCCGACTCGTAAGCCGATCACGCTCGCGCCGGTTCATCCGAATGCTGGGCTGACCGTGGCGTATCAGAAGAAGATCGATGCGCTGGTCGACGCGATGCAAAGAAGCCTGGTCTACTGGCTAACCGCAGCGTACAAGGCGAATCCGCCCGAGATGGCGACCGACGCTAGTCCGGCCGCTACTCTCCGCGCGTCCATGAACAAGCTGTCCCGCTATTGGCAGAAGCGTTTCGACGATGCCGCGCCAGATTTGGCGAAGTGGTTTTCTGAGAACGCCATGCAGCGATCGGACGGAGCGCTCCGGGACACCCTGAAACGGGCCGGCTTCACGGTGAAGTTCAGCCTATCTCGTGAAGCCAATGACGTGTTGCAAGCGACCATCGGCGAGAATGTCGCGCTGATCAAGTCGATTGGCGCCGAGCACCTCTCTCAGGTTGAGGGTCTCGTGATGCGCTCGGTTCAGCAAGGTCGCGATGTCGGAACACTGACAGAAGAATTACATCAGCGCTATGGCGTAACGAAGCGCCGAGCGGCATTCATCGCCCTCGACCAGAACAACAAGGCCACGGCAACAGTCACTCGCGTCCGTCAGCAAGCGCTCGGAATAACCGAGGCGGTTTGGCTGCATAGCCACGGCGGCAAGGAACCACGGAAATCGCACCAAGAAGCGGACGGCAAAAAGTTCGACGTCAAGAAGGGAATGCTGATCGACGGCGAGTACATCTGGCCCGGGCAGTTGCCGCGGTGCCGATGTGTAAGCCGCAGTGTGATTCCGGGACTCGAGGACGACTAGGGCGGCTTCTTGACCCGCCACTCCCGCAGCACATCAACCGGCAACACGTGATCCCTCTCCGGCATGACCGGATACAGCCGCTCGTGCCATCGAATCATCAATTGCACGCTGCTCACTGAATAGCCGAACAGCCGCGCGATCGTGAACAGATAGACCCCCTCGTTACGCAGGGATCGCATCGTATAGGCGCGACAAAGCGCCTCGTGGCGACCGGGTATCTGTTCCATCGGAATATCTTACAACCTTCTGAATTCGACCATGGCGACCGCTACCGTTCCGTCCTTTGCTCCGACCGCATCCGTCGAAATGACCGCGACGCAGCAGTCCTCGAACATCGCACTCCCTACCACTGGGACGCCGACGATCGCAATCGTTCAAAACCTCGGTGAGAAATGGGTTTATGTGGCGCTGGGCACATCGAACTCGGTTCAAGTGTCGCCGCGCGCCGGCATTCCCATTCCGCCGCATGGTCCCGCCGTTCCGCTGACGATCGGCACGAACACCTACCTCGCCGCAGTTTCGCTGGCGAACGTCAGCGCGATCAACATCACAGTCGGTAACTAAGTCATGCCCGCGGTTTCTGAAAAGCAGCAGCGCGCGATGTTTGCCGCGGCGAATGGGAAAAGCACGCTCGGCATCCCGAAGAAGGTCGGCAAAGAATTCACTGCCCAAGACGAGAAGATCAAGGGTGCCGGCATCATGCTCGTCACGCCGCAAGACGAAGTGCTGTTCCTGCTGCGCTCTCCTGATTCGAATCACCCCAATGAATGGGATCTTCCCGGAGGTCGCGCTGACGACGACGAGACGCCCGAGGAAACGGCGAAGCGAGAGTGCGCGGAAGAGATCGGCGCTTATCCCTACGGCGAACTTTCGCCGATCGCTGATACGACCAGCAAGGACGATAGCGGCTCGGAAGTCGATTTCATCACGTTCCGCCAATTCATCCGGTTCAAATTCACGCCGAAGCTCGACAAGTCCGAGCATACGAAATTCGTCTGGGCAAAGCTCGACAATCCGCCCGAGCCGTTGCATCCCGGCGTACGCGAAGTGGTGAATCAGGCGCTCGGCCGGACCACTGCGAACGACATGGCGATGGACAAGGCCATGTGGGGCGCGCTTGCCTCCCGCAATGTGCTCGCGTTCGATAGGGGTAGCGTCCGCACCTACGACCATGACGGGCGCCTTCATATAGCGTTGACGCACATCAGCAAGGCGAATGTCTGCCCATACAAGGGCGACGAGATTCCTGATGCCGACAAGCTCGGACTGGATCCCAATCGTATCTACATGCTGCTGCGCGACCCCGAGGAACTCAAGAAGGGCATCGCGACCGCCAACCTGATCCCGGTGCTCAACGAGCACGTTCCGGTCAGCCCGATCGACCCGAAGCAGAAGAACGTCGTCGGTTATACCGGCACGGACGCAGCTTTCAATGCGCCGTACGTCGATAACTCGATGGTGATCTCGGTGCAGAGCGCGATCCAGGGCATCGAGAACGGCACCGAGCAGGAACTCTCTAGCGCCTATTACTACGACGCCGACATGACGCCTGGCACCTACGAAGGCGTGCCATACGACGGTGTCATGCGCAACATCAAATTCAACCACGTGGCACTCGTACCAAAGGGCCGCGCCGGGCCTGACGTCATGGTCGGCGATAGCGCAGTTAAACATGTTTCACCCCAACCTAACGGAGCAAAACCAGTGAAGCTCTCCAAAAAAGCTGTATTGGCTAAGGGGGCCTTGCTGGCTTACCTGGCACCCAAGATGGCGGCAGATGCTGCAGCCACGTTCAGCCTGGATGCGATCCTCGCCGACGTAAAGCGCAAAAATTGGCTCGAGAAGAAGCCCGGCATCATCGCAGCCATCAAGCCGCATCTCGCGCAAGACGCTGACTTGCAAGATGTCGTTGCGCTGCTGGACAAACTCGATGGCGAGACGCCGGACAACGACAACATGGGCGCGGACGAACCCGATCCGAAGTGCGAGCAGATCCTCGCGATGCTCCGCGGCAAGATCAGCGACGAAGACCTTGCGCAAGTGCAGGCGGCATTGAGTGCCCCCGCTGCTGCGGCCGCCGCCGCCGACGAGCCCACGCAGACCTCGGGCGCTGCAAACGCGAATCCGAAGGACGACACGAACAAGGCAGCCGTTCCCGGTGCCAATGACGATAAGGATGAAAAGGTGGACAAGGCCGCGATGGATAAGGCGATCAAGCTCGCCGTCGATGCCGCACGCAAAGATGCGGCGAAAGAAGCCGAAACCTCGACGATCGCTCGTCTGCGCGGCATCCAGGAAGCCGAAGAGGCCGTCAAGCCGTACGTCGGGAAGCTTGCCGCGATGGATAGCGCCGACGCCGTCTACAAGGCTGCGCTCGAAATCCTGAAAGTGGACGTCAAGGGCGTTCACCCGAGCGCCTATCGGCACATCCTCGCGGCGCAGTCGAAGCCGAATGAGCCGAAGCCGCATCTGGCATCGGATAGCGCGGTGACCGCCTCGTCCGATGTGGCCGAGTGCTTCCCCGACGTTCATCGTTTCAGCTAATCCAATCCAGATCAGGAGCAACACATGGGCTTCCCAAGAGTCGTCAACGTGCAGGCAGCGCCGGCAGTACTCGGTGACTTCTGCGATTCCAATCCCCGCTCGACCGTCGATTCCGGCGCTGGTGCATTCGTCGCTGGCCCGAACGGCCTGACGGTTGGCCTGTTCTGCTGGGCCGATCCGACGAACACGCAGTTGAACAACTACGGTGCGGGTGCGCCGACCGGTTTCGTGCATCGCGATCAAACGGCGCTCATCACCGCATTCCTCGCTGAAGAATCGCTGGTGATTCCGGCCGGATACCAGGCCACGGCATTCAACGCCGGCGGCTTCTGGGTGCTCAACAGCGGCACGACGACGTCAGCCATCAACCAAGTGGCTTATGCAAATAACGCGACTGGCGCAGTAACGTTTGCCGCCGCGGGCTCTCCTCCGACATCGGCCAGCGTGACCGGCGCAATCGCCGTGAACTCGGGCAGCACGTCGACGATCTCCGTCAACTCGGTCACGGGTTCGATCGCCGGCACGACGCTTACGGTTACAGCCATCGGTACAGGCGCCCTCGCGCCGGGCCAAACGCTGTCCGGTGCGGGCGTGGATCCGGCTACGACCATCGTTTCGCAGTTGACGGGCACGACCGGCAGCACCGGCACTTATCAGGTCTCGGTCTCGCAGACGGTGGCGTCCACCACCATCACGTCGTCGGGCGGCACGCTGACGGTTGGCGGCACGGTCACGGGCACGTTTGCGGTCGGTCAGACATTGTCGGGCACGGGCGTTACCGCGGGCACGACGATCACCAATCTGATCTCCGGCACGGGTGGCGCAGGCACCTACGCAGTCAGCATTGCGCAGACGGTTGCATCGACGGCCATTACCGCTTCGGGCGGCACGCTGACGGTCTCTGCTGTCGGTTCCGGCGCGCTTGCGTTGAACGACACCATCAGCGGCACGGGCGTCACGGCTGGCACCTACATCAGCGCCTTCCTCACGGGCACCGGCGGTACGGGGACGTATCTGGTGAGCGCAAGTCAAACCGTCGCCTCGACGACGATCACGGTTGCTGCGGGTACGCAGACGAAGTGGATCGCCGCTTCGATCGGCGCACCGGGCGAGCTCGTCAAGATGACGACGTGGCTTAACGGCTAAACCTCATACAACCATCCGCAGATGGCCGCCTTTGGGCGGCTTTTTTATTGCTCAAAGGAAATCAAAATGCCTAAGATGGCTTACGACCTGTCGCCGCAAGAGCAACGTGCAGCGATCGAACTTCACAAGCAGCATGCCTTCATCGACTTCGGCGATGCGCAGATGTTCTGCCGCCCCGAATGGAAGAAGAATTACAACCTCGCACTCGACGCGCAGCCCCAACTCGTCACGGTGCCGAACTCGGGTATCCCGGCCTATCTGACGTACTTCATGGACCCGGATGTCTTGCGCGTCCTGACCGCGAAGAACCAAGCGGCCGAGATCTACGGCGAGAAGCAAAAGGGCGATTGGACGTCGTCGGCCCTGCTGTTCCCGGTCGTGGAGCGCACGTACGAGGTGGCGTCGTATGGCGACTACAACAACAGCGGTCGCGCCGGTATCAACACGAACTTCCCGGAACGTCAACCGTATCTGTATCAAACGATCTGCGAGTACGGTGAGTTCGAAATCGAGCGCGCCGGCCTCGCGAAGATCGGTTTCGTCGCCGAGCAGAAGGATGCAGCGATCGACGGCCTGAACAAGTTCCAGAACTTGACGTACTTCAAGGGCGTCGCCGGCCTGCAGAACTATGGCGCGCTGAACGATCCGGCGCTCTATCCGGCCATCGCGCCGATCCCGAAGGCCAATGGCGGCATCACGTGGCTGAATGGCACCGCGCCGAATGCCTCGGCAAACGAAGTGCTCGAAGACATTCAGCAACTCTTCACGCAGGCCATCAATCAGTCGAGCGGTTTGATCGATGTTCGCAGCGAATGCGTGCTGGGCATGTCGCCGAAGAATGAAATGGCGATGACGTTCACGAACTCGTTCAATGTGAACGTGTCGGATCTGCTGCGCAAGAACTTCCCTGGTCTCAAGGTGCAAACCGCGATTCAGTTCGGCGCCCTCACCGCGCAGAACCCGCAAGGCTCGGCGCTGGGCGAGATCGTTCAACTGTGGTTCCCGCGCGCGGCTGGCCAAGATGCCGGCTACTGCTCGTTCAACATGAAGCTTCGCGCCGGCCGCGTCATCCCCGATCTGAGTTCGTTCAAGCAAAAGCTCTCGCAAGGCACGAACGGCTTCATCCTGCGCGAGCCCTGGGCAATGGCCACGCTCATCGGAGCGTAAAAGCAGCAAAACGCGCGATAGGGTCGCACCTGACAAGCTGGGTTGACCGCCAGTTTCGCGCGTCCTCCGGTCATCCATTCCACACTAGAAGGCGGTCAAGATGGCAACACAAGAATCCACTCTCACCCTGAAGAAGAACAACGACGTTCCGAGCAATGCAACGGTCACGGTCGCATCGAAATTTCCGATGGATTTCACGCTACGACTCTTCGATTGGGTCAAGCGATACGAGCCAGTCATGGGTGGCGGTCAGCGTGAAGTCAGGATCGCCGAGCGTCGCCGCGGCGCGAAGGAATTCATCGTGCAGGGCAATAGCTGGCCGCAGAATAAAGGCCCGCATCAGCAGATCAACTTCGGCTACGCGATGACGCCCGGCATCCCGAAGGCTTTTTGGGACGAATGGGTCGAGCAGAACAAGGAAGCGGATTACGTCGTGAACGGAATGCTATTCGCGCACGCCGAAGGTGCTAGCACGATGGCCGAAGCGCGCGAGAAGGAAAAAGAAAAGTCGGGCCTCGAGCGTCTCGATCCGAAAAACCTGCCGAAGGGTTTGCAGACCGATGACGAAGCCATGCGGCGCGCATCGTGAGCACTCCCTGCGCCGGGGGCGTCGTCGTGTTCTCCTACGCCGATTGGAGCGTGCGCTACCCGGAACTATCGGCGTATGTCGTGCAAGCTACGGCGCAGATCTACTTCAACGAGGCAACGCTGTACGTCGATAACACGGCATGCAGCGTGATCTGTGATGCGTCGCAGGGTGGCGAGCGCGAGATGCTGCTCAACATGGTCACGGCGCACATTGCCGCGTTGAACGCGCCGCTTAACGGGCAGACATCCTCGCCGATCGTTGGGCGCATCAGTGGGGCTACGCAAGGCAGCGTGTCGGTGCAGACTGATTTTCAAGTGCCCGGCACTGCCGCATGGTTCGCCCAAACAAAATACGGCGCGGCGTATTGGCAGGCCACCGTGAAGTATCGTTCGATGCGCTACGCGCCCGGCCCTCAGCCTTTCCGCAATGGACCTGGACGCCGCAACCCCTGGGGATTGTGATGGGCTTTGCTGGTGGCGAAAAACTGAAGGCCAAGCTCGAGGAAATCGCCAAACAAGCGAGCAAGGCGGACTCAGTGAATGTCGGTTTTCTCGCTGGCGCGACCTACCCGAATGGAACGCCGGTTGCATTGATCGCCGCGACGAACGAGTTCGGCGGGACCGTGACGGTCCCCGAGCACGATGTGACCTTGAATCGCAACGTCAAGAGCGATGGCGAATTCGCTCAGAACGGCCGATTCGTGAAGTCGGGAAAAGCCAATTTCCAAACCGTCCACCACGTCGACGAATATACGATCACGATTCCATCGCGCCCGTACTTCCGCGGCATGATCGCGGCGAAGAAGGGGCAATGGGGTCCGCAGCTTGGCAAGATCATCAAAGCGACCGACTACGATTCGACGATGGCACTCGGGCAACTTGCCGAGCTAGTCGAGGGGCAGCTTAAGGAATCGATCCGCGACTTCAGCGAGCCCGCGAATGCAAAGTCCACGATCGCAAAGAAGGGTTTCGATGATCCGCTGGTCGATAGCGGACACATGATGAATTCGACCGGCTGGGAACTCAACGAATGAACCTAAACGCAATCGTCGGACCGGTCATCGCCGCTGTGAATCCGTGGGTCATCGCATCGATCCAGCCGTCGCAAGGATATGGAACGGCTGGTGACGGATCGCGCGCCCCCGTTTATGGGATGCCGATCTCTGTGCCGGTCCAAATGCAGCCGCTTCAGTATCGCGACCTTGCGCAGATTGATGGGCTGAACATTGGCGGTAAGCGTCGCGCGATGTACGCCAATGGCGAATGGGACGCGGTAGTCCGATCGCAACAAGAGGGCGGCGATCTTGTTACGCTTCCCGATGGAACTGTCTGGTTGTTGGTGTTTCAGTTTGAAGACTGGTACTCCACTTCAGGCTGGACGAAATTCTGCGTGACGCTTCAAAACGGATCATGAGCGTTTCTCTCTCGCTAACCGAGGCCCAAACGCTCACGGCGCTTCGTACATTCCTGCTCTCAGTTTTGCCTTCCGGTACGGAAGTCGTGCGCGGGCAGGACAACCGCGTCGCGGAACCCACGGCGGCGAACTTTGTCACGATGACGCCGATCCTTCGCTCCCGGCTCGGTACGAACGTCGACACGTACCAGGATTGCGCATTCACTGGCTCAATCAGCGGTGCCACGTTGACTGTGACATCGATGAGCCTCGGCTCCATCTCGACAGGCGCGACGCTCTTCGGCGCAAACGTAGGATTGGGTACTACGATAACCGCACAGGGTACGGGCACCGGCGGCATCGGCACATACACCGTTAGCCCATCGCAGACAGCCGCCAGCGAGATCATGGCCTGCGGCAGCAAGAACATGCTGCAGCCCACGCAAGTTGCGGTGCAACTAGACATTCACGGCCCTGCCTCGGGCGATAACGCAGCGATCATCACAACCTCATTTCGGGACGACTACGCGGTTCAATCGTTCGCGTCCTCGGGATTCGACGTCGCCCCGCTCTATGCCGATGACGGCCATCAAGCCCCATTCAGCAATGAAAACCAGCAGATTGAAGAACGCTGGATCGTCGACTGCGTGATGCACTGCAACCCGGTCGTTGGTGTACCGCAGCAGTACTTCACCGCAGCGACCATCGGCCTTAAGCCGATCGATCAGTTCTTCAAGCCGTAGCCAAATCACACACCAACCGAAGCCCGCCACTGAGCGGGCTTTTTTCATTGGAGCGCCTCAATGGGTAGCACCGTTCCGTTTTCCCAGGTCGTCAACGTCATTCCTTCGGTTTTGGCTGCCGGCGGCAATGCGCTCGATCTGAACTGCGTGATGTTGACGCAGAATTCGGCGCTGCCGTATGGCGCACCGGTTCAGTTTGCGAGCCAAAAGGTCGTCGCGAGCTATTTTGGCTCGACGTCGACCGAGGCTCAGTTGGCGACGAACTACTTTAAGGGCTTCGATGGCAGCACCGCTCTGCCCGGCGCCTTGTATTTCATGCGCTATCCAGAGACGGCGATCGCGGCATTCTTGGAATCCGCATCGCTCGCATCGATGACCCTGACGCAGCTTCAAGCATTGTCGGGCTCGCTAGCGGTTGTAGTCGATGGCTTCACTTGGTCGGCCGCCTCGATCAACCTATCGAGCGATTCGAGCTTTTCAGCGGCGGCTGCAACGATTCAAACGGCGTTGGCTGCGACGACACAAACGTCGGCAGCGTTCACTGGATCGATTTCGGGGGCCACGCTCACCGTTACGGTTGTTTCCGCAGGCGCGATCCAAATCGGCCAAGAGTTGTCGGGTACTGGTGTCGCTGCCGGCACAGTGGTTACCGCTCTTGGCACGGGCACCGGCGGTACGGGCACTTACACGGTCAACAATTCGCAGACGGTCGCGAGCGAGTCACTGACTGCAGCATTCGTTGCTCCCACAGTGACGTATAGCAGCACGTCGAGCGCATTCACGATCGCATCCGCGATCACGGGATCGGCATCCACGATCGCTTACGCAACGGGTACTCTCGCGGCCAGCCTGTATTTCACGCAGGCCACCGGAGCGACGCTTTCCCAGGGTTCGGCTACGGCCGTCCCCGGCTCGTTCATGGATTCGCTCGTCGGTCAGTTCCAAAACTGGGCCACGTTTATGACGGTCTGGGAAGCGACGCTAACGGAGAAAGAAGCATTCGCGACGTGGAGCAATGCCAATGCGCCGCGGTATCTGTATGTCTGCCAGGACTCGGATGCGACCGTGCTTTCGACGACCAGCACGACGACGTTCGGCGATTGGCTGAAGACGAATCAGATGATCGGTACGTGCCCAGTTTGGGGTCCGTCGACGTCGACGAATAACCAGTATTCGGCCTTCATCTGCGGCTTCGCTGCGTCGCTGAACTTCACGCGCCTGAACGGACGAGCGACGCTGGATTTCAAGTCGCAAAGCGGCCTTGCTTCTGCGGTGACGACGCTGTCGAACTACACCGCCGTTACGTCGCATGGGTACAACGTCTACACGTACTTCGGCTCGAACAATCCGGCAAACAACCAGAACTGGATGACGCCGGGCAGCATGTCTGGATCGTGGCTGTGGGCCGATACGTACCTCAACCAAATCTGGCTGAACGCGCAGCTTCAATTGTCGATGGTCGAATTGCTCCGTGCAGTCGGATCGATCCCGTACAACGCCGCAGGTTATGCCTTGGTGCGTGCCGCAGCAGCGGACCCGATCAATGCGGCGATCAACTTCGGCGCAATCCGACCTGGGATCACGTTGTCGGCCTCGCAGATTTCCGAGATCGAATACTTGCTCGGCTTTGATGCGTCCTCAACGATCACGAAACAGGGCTACTACCTGCAAATCGTGCCCGCCACCGCTACGACTCGCGCCGCACGCCAGTCTCCGCCGATCACCCTCCTGTATCAGGATGGTGAATCGATCCAGCAGATCAACATGGCCTCGATCGCCATCCAGTAATCGCCACAGGAATAGACAATGTCCACAATCACTTCCGCAAACGCGGTCCTGGCGATCGCGGTGTCGGGTATTTTCTCGTCTCCCGTCCAGATCCAAGGATTCGCGGTCGACGATGCATTCGAGAGCGAGGCTGTCGATCAGGCCGAGGTTCAGATGGGTGTCGACGGCTATATGAGCGCCGGTAAGGTCTGGGTGCCTTACAAGATGACGATCATGTTGCTGGCGAACTCGCCCTCTATCCAGGAGATTTTCGAGCCGTGGCGGCAGTATCAAGACGCCAATGACGACGTCTTTCGGGCAGATGGTTCGATCAGCATGCCATCGATTGGAATGGTCTACACCCTGAACAACGGGTATTTGACCCAGGCCATCCCCTTCCCCGCGGCGAAGAAGGTTTTGCAGCCGGTGAAGTACGAGATCACCTGGCAGAACATCATCTCCAACCCGACCGCTGCGGCAGGCTTCTAATGCGGAAGGAAGCCACATTCACAGCAACCGATGACCGCGACGCCGGCAAGCAGTTCTTGATCCGAGAAATGCCGGCCTCGCGTGCCGAGGCGTGGGCCATTAAGGCATTGCTCGCCGCGGGCGGTGCTGGAATCGACGTCCCGCCTTATCTCATCTCGCAAGGGATGGCGGGGCTTCTAGCCGTTGGCTATGCGAACCTGCTAAAGATTCCGTATGAGAAGGCCGAGCCGCTGTTGATCGAAATGATGGGCTGCGTCCAGATAATCGAGCCGGCCGTCACCCGCCCTCTTCGAGAGGAAGACATCGAGGAAGTTTCGACACGCCTGAAGCTTCGGAAGGCTGTGTGGAATCTGCACACCGATTTTTTTTTCGGCGGCAGCCAGTCGACCTCGGAGTCGGCCCAGCCTCAAGCCGAAAGCTCGTTGAATATAGGTCCGCGCCGCAAACGATCTGCACGGTGATCTCCGCGGGCCTCGCGACCTTGCACGAGCTCGACACGGTGTACGGCGTAGAGGATTTGTGGGTGCTGCTTGAAATCAACGCCATCAACCGTCACAACCAGTACATCCTCAATAAGCCATGACGACGATCGATGAACTTGTTGTGACGCTCGCGCTCGATGCGTCGAAATTCACCACCGAGCAAAAGAAGGCCGTTCAACAGCTTAAGAAGCTCGAGCAGGAGCAGCAGAAGAACAACAAGGAATCGCAAAAGTCCTGGAACGACGCCGCCAATGCGATAACGAAGGCCAAGAACCAGTTGATCGCTTTCGGTACCGCAGCGATAGGAGTCAACGGTTTCAAGGATTTTGTCGCGACGATGGTGTCGGGCAATGCAGCGCTCGGCCGCACGTCGCACTTGCTCGACATGAGCGTGCGCGACCTCGATGCTTGGGGCGGCGCTGCGCGCAGGTTCGGTGGCGATGCGAAGAGCGTTCAATCATCGATCCAGGGAATCGAGGGCCATTTAGCTGCGCGTTTCACCAGCGACCAGAGCGGATTCCTGACGACGCTCGCACAGTTGGGTGCCAACGATGCGGTCGACTGGCAGAAAAACACGGTCGATCTGTACAAGCTAGCCGACGCGATCAAGCGGGTAAAGGACACTCGTGGCGAGCAGGTTGCCTACAATCTAGCCCAGCAACTCGGGCTGGATCAGGGCACGTTTATGATGCTCATGCAAGGCGGCGATGCGGTAAAGAAACTGCATGACCACTACTACGACTTGTCTCGCGCGAGCGATGACAACGTAGACGCATCGACGCGCCTGCTTGGGAAATGGTCGGATCTGAAGGCTGAAGCCGAGGCACTTGGGCAATCGGTTTTTAGCGACCTTGTTCCTGCGCTAGATGCAGCGGCAGACGCCGCAACAAAGGCCCTGCAAAGCACGGATAAGGCGACTGGCGCCGATCTTATCAAGAATGGAAACTGGTGGGATGCATCGTTCAAGCTGAGTCTGACAGATTTCGTGGGCGCACTCGCAATGAAAGAGGCTGGCAAGTCGGATGCGGAGATCGCAGCAGCGCTTTCGAAGAAGCCTATCTCAAACGGTGCGATGACCGATGCGGATATGGCGGCTGATTATGCGGCAGGAGGCATGCCGGTATCCCTTTCGAGCGGCTCGCCCTCGCATTTGAATGATGTCGTTTCGTTCTTCGAGAAACAAGGTTGGTCGCATGCCCAGGCACTCGGAATAGCCGCCAATATTGAAGCGGAGTCCAAAGGAAACGCGCAGGCATCGGGCGATAATGGAGCGGCCTATGGATTAGGCCAATGGCACCCAGATCGACAGGCGCAGTTTGCCAAGCTGTTCGGTCATGACATCCGCAATTCCACGATGGACGAGCAGTTGAAGTTCTATCAGTGGGAGTTGAAGAACTCGCAGGCAAAGACCGGGCAAGATCTATCGGGCGCCACGAGTGCAGGGCAGGCCGCAGCGATTGTCTCATCGGAGTTCGAGCGCCCTGCGGATCGTGAAGGCGAGATGAAGCGCCGCGCCATGTTGGCGACGCAGTACGCTGCGATGGTGGGGCCTGGTGCCACGGCTAAGGCGTCTGGTGCCGGCCAGACGACCGTCGAGACCAGCATCAACACGATCAACGTCAACACACAAGCGACGGACGCCAACGGCATCGCGAAGGACATGAACAAGGCCCTTCAAGACAACGCCTTGATTTCGGCTGGACTGATGGGGGCTATGTGATATGGCTTTCATTCCGTTTCCCGACGTGCCGGATGTTCCGGGCGTTCCCAACGTCCCGCGGCAAATCGGAGCGATAACGCCGGATGCCGGGGATGAGTTGACCAGCGACTCGGCGATTTACAACCCGGCTCCGCAATGGGCGATCGTAGATTCGACGGGCGATGCCGCGCTTTCCCCGGATTCAGTCGTCGAGCTCGAATACCGCGGCGAGATGCGGATCTGCTCTCACCCGGTCGAACAAGGATCGTTCGCTAGCTACAACAAGATCGCCGTTCCGTTCGACGTTCGGGTCGTGCTGTCGTGCAACGGCAACGGACCAATGTCTCGAGACCAGTTTTTGAGCGCGATCGAGACGATGCGCGAATCGACCGACCTTGTATCGATCGTGACGCCCGACGACGTCTACCAGAACTGCAACCTAGTCCACGTCGACTACAGACGCGATGCCCGCCAGGGCGTTTCGCTGATCCTAGTTCAACTTTGGTTTCAAGAAGTACGCCAGGGATCGAGCACGACGACCAGCACCGCGCAACCGGACGGGGCCGATTCGAGCCAGCAGGGACAGGTCTCTCCGGTCAATCCGAGCACGCAACAGCAGTCCGCATATAACGACACGGCGATAACCTGATGCAGATCGTACCGCTTACCGCCGTCCCGTCGCAGTCGCTAACCGTGCTGCTGAATGGGCAAAACTGCTCGATCAACTTGTACCAAAAGTCGACCGGATTGTTTTTCGATCTGTCGGTGCAGGGACTCACCAACCCGCTCACCGGCGACACGCATCTCGTTTCTGCAATGTTGTGCCTGAACGGCGTGAGTCTGGTGCGCCAAGCTTACATCGGGTTCATTGGACAACTGGCCTTCGTCGATACGCAGGGAAGCACCGATCCGTACTACACGGGTCTCGGTTCGCGCTATATCCTCACCTACACGCCATGAGCTTTGTCCAGCGTCAGATCAGCGTCCAGTTCAGCACTGAGACGAAGACGTTTGATCTGGAGGGGCTTAAGGTTAGCGCCATCATCTCGCAGTTCGGTGGCTCACTGGGTCAAGGGCAACTGCAGATGAGCGTCTGGGGCATGTCGCTCGATCAGATGAACGAACTGTCGAGCGTTGGATCGGTTCCGGCCGTCGTGACTTCCAATTCGGTCACGCTATCTGCCGGTGACGTCGGCGGGAAGATGACCCAGGTCTTTTACGGGACGATCGTTCGAAGCTTCCCTGACTTCTCCGGTGCCCCGGATGTGTGCTTCACGGTCACGGCTACAGCAGGGTATTACCAGAAGGCCCAGACGATCCCGGCCAAGCACTATGCCGGTTCGAACAATGCCGAAACGATCATTCAGGCGCTTGCCGAATCGGTTGGACTGGTTTTCGAGAATCCGAGCAACGTGCATGTCGTGATCCGCGATCAGTACCTCTACGGGTCAGTGATCAGCCAAATCATGCAAGTCGCGCAGGCCGCAGCGATCCCCGTCGAGGTAGCCAATGGAACCGTCACGATCTGGCCCAATAACGGCGTGCGTGATTCGGTTGAGATCGACCTCGGCCCGGGGAACGGGCTGGTTGGCTACCCCACGTATTACGAGGCTGGCTTCATCGTTACGAGCGAGTTCAACCCTCGCATGCTGGGAGGGAGAAACGTCAATCTGACGAGCTCGATCCCGAAAGCCAATGGGACCTTCCCAATCCAGACTGTCACGCATCAACTCTCGACGCTGACTGCGGACGGTCCTTGGTTCACAACCTGCCGACTTTCTCCGCCCCCGTATGTCCCTGCAAACTAACCACGTCGCAGCCGATGTATCGAGTGACGTAAGCAGGCTGAAGTATCTGATCCGATCCGCCCTCGCTGGCGTGCGCACATCCATCCCGGTTGAGGTGATGGCGGTCACGAATAACGGCGGCGTTTCTCCAATCGGCACGGTGACGGTTCGCCCGCTCGTGAACGCGACGGACGGGGCCGCCGTGGCATGGCCGCATGCTGGGATTGCGAACGTTCCTTACATGCGCATCCAGGGCGGCACGAATGCTGTGATCATCGATCCGCAGGTCGGGGATATCGGAGTCGCCGTCGTTTGCGATCGAGACATTTCGGGTGTCAAGAACGTTGGTGCCGCGGCCAATCCAGGCAGCACCCGCAAGCACGATATGTCTGACATGGTCTATCTGATGACCATCATCGGAGCAGCCCCGACGCAGTACGTCCAGTTCAATTCAAGCGGGATCAACATTGTTTCGCCGACTGCGGTCAACATTCAAGCGCCCACAGCGAGTGTGACGACGACTGGCAATGTTTCGGTGACTGCCGGCGGATTGGCAACGGTTCAAGCGGCATCTGCGGTCATTAAAGCGGCCAGCATCAAGCTACAAAATGTGGGCTCGTCGCTTCTAGCGCTGTTGAACAGCACATTCGCAACCTGGGCTGCCACCCATACCCATCCCGACGCCCAAGGCGGTAATACGGGAGCGCCCAACCAAGCAATACCGTCGTCCACTCAAACCTCCGTGGTGCAAGCCGAATGACGATCAATAGCCTTTCGCTGCTGCTCGATCAGTCGGCATGGGATTTGGTCCTGGACACAAATGGAGACTGGGCGGTCGCATCGGCGCCCTACTCCGTGGCCCAGGACGTTGCGTGCGCCATTCGGACATTCATCGGAGAGAACTGGTACGACACGTCTCAGGGCGTTCCTTATTGGCAGCAGATTTTAGGGAAACTCCCCCCTCTCTCGTTCGTTCGAAAGACGATCGAAAACGTTGCACTCGATGTGCCGAACGTCAAGAAGGCGCGGGTGCTCTTCGCCTCATTTAGCGGCCGTGAGCTGACCGGTCAAATCCAGATCATCGATACGGACGGCATAGCGGCCAACGTCTCATTCTGACGGTATCAGGGAGCACCTGCAGTGCTTGCATTTGCGCGCCTCTTTCAGAACCAACTCCTTGCAATCCGGGCATTTGACGTGAGTGTCCGGCGTTGGCTGGTTGGCTTGACTTGGAAGCACCAGAACGAGCAATAGGCCAATAACCGGCGACAAGACGAGCGCAACCAAAAACCAGCCCGCACCCGATCTACCGCGCGCTTGAGCGGCAATCGCCACTACGAGCGCCAGCAACAGCCAACAGATCGCAATTTCCATCTCGGATTCTCCAATGACGAACGTTCCTGCGATCACGTGGGTCAACGGCAGCCCCGTATTGCCCGCAGAGAGCGCCATTCTAGCTGGAGTGCAGGCGGATCAGTCCGCGGCGTTCGGCGGTGGCATGAACATGCAACTGTCCGCGCCGCAAGGACAGTTGGCTCAGTCGCAGACTGCGATCATTGGCGATAAGAATAGCCAAATCGCCTATGTCGCCAATCAGATCGATCCCGCCACCTCATCAGGGCAATGGCAGGACGGAATCGGCCAACTGTACTTCCTGACCCGTCTTCCGGCCCAGTCGACGACGCTTCAAATCTCGTGCGTGGGCGGAAACAATACGCCGATTCCGATTGGGGCTCAAATCAAAGACTCGAGCGGGAACATCTATTCCTGCACGACGGCCGGCACGATTCCAAGCGGCGGATCAATCACGTTGCCGTTTGCCTGCCTGACGACAGGCCCGATTCCTGTACCTGGCTCGACGCAGGTTTCGATCTATCAGGCGATTTCTGGATGGGACGCGGTAACGGTCCTATCGGGCGTCATCGGTCGAGCCGTCGAAAGTCGTTCGGCATTCGAGTTGCGTCGCCAGCAGAGCGTCGCGCTTAACGCGGTCAATACGAACGATGCGATCCTAGCCAATGTCCTTACCGTGGCGGGCGTTGTCGATGCATACGTGGTCGACAACCCACAATCCACGTCGCAGACGATCGGCGGCGTTTCTCTCAACGCGAACAGCCTGTATGTGTGTGTTGCGGGGAGCTTTTCGGTTCAAGCGGTTGCCAATGCAATTTGGACCAAGAAGCCTCCCGGATGCAACTACACCGGTAGCACGACCGCAACTGTCGTCGACCCGAATCCCCAATACGCATCGCCGCCGAGCTATACGGTCGCATTCCAGACGGCCGTCAACGCGCCGATCTTCTTCTCGGTGTCAATCAAAAACAGTTCCTCGGTTCCGTCGAATGCCCTAACCCTCATTCAAACCGCTTTCGACAACGCATTCTCTGGGGTAGATGGTGGTGTCGTGCCTCGGATCGGGGCGCAGCTTTTCGCGAGTCGGTTCTATGCGGGGATCGCATCTCTTGGGTCGTGGGCGCAGATCATCTCGATCACGATGGGTTGCATCAACAACCCCTCCGCACAATTCACCGGATCGATCACAGGCAATACGTTGACGGTATCAAGCGTTGCGTCGGGATCCATAGCGATAGGGCAGTTCATTGCTGACTCCGCAGGAAACGTCGTATCTGGGACGCAAATCACGGCGGGTAGCGGGACAAGCTGGACGGTCAGCATCGCTCAGACGGTATTGAGCGAAACGATGTTCGGATGCGTCGCGAGTCTGAACGACGTCACGATGAATATCAATCAAGAGCCGACGTTCTCGGCGGCAAACGTCGCTCCTCTCGTCTTGGTGTGACATGCTCAATTACAGCGAGACGATTCTCAGCCAGTACGCGGCCTCGCCGACGCTCACCTCTCTGATCGAAAGCTTCAACGAGTGCATCGATCCGTCCGTCGACCTTAATGCGTTCTATACCAACATATGGAACATGCAGACGGCTGTAGGGAATGGCCTAGACATCTGGGGGCGCATTGTCGGCGTTTCTCGTGTGCTGCAAGTATCGGCCGGCGCATGGCTTGGCTATGAGGAAGCCGGTGACGGTTCAGTCGAAACGCCGTTCAATGTCGCCCCTCTCTATGATGGGTCAGCGACGACCGGAAATTACGCGCTAACGGATGACGCCTTTCTCTTGCTGATTCAGGCAAAGGCGTACGCGAACATTTCGAACGGTTCGATTCAGAGCATCAATCAAATCCTGATGGCCCTATTCGGGTCCACCGGGGATTGCTGGTGTACGGACGGTCAGAACATGACCATGACGTACACCTTCGATTTTCAGTTATCGCCAGTTCAGTTCGCGATCGTCGCTCAATCGGGCGTCTTGCCAAGACCCGCGGGCGTTCAGTTGAGCATCGTTCAACTCGGCCTCTACGACAACGGCGGCGTAGTTGGCATCGAGGCAGGCACATCCGGCTATCCGACCTCGCCTACGGGCCTAACTAACGGCGCGCTTTGGAACAACGCAGGCGTAGTGAGTGTGTACGGCACCACAACCCCAGATCCCAGCGCGCCCCCCGTCTACTTCTCGAGCATCAACGCGACGAGCCTGCTTCGGCTCACCGGCGCAAATCTTCCGTTAGCCAATCAAGGCATTGGCAGCGGAATTCTATGGAACGACGGCGGCGTCGTCGCTATTTCCTGATCTAGGAACCTCATGAAAAGCTCGGACGTACCCTCGAAGTTCCCGATTCCGTTCGCGAACTCGGCAGGGTCTTTGTACACGCGTACGATCCCCCAGGCATCACAGATCGGCATTCAGGACGGCGCCGCATCACTAACAGACGGCTTTCCGCCGAAATGCTTCGTGCCGGTTGCATCTGGTGGCACTCCGCCCTTCGGCAAGGACTTCAATGGCCTTCTGAAGCAAGTCACGCAATGGGATCAATGGCAACAGGCCGGCGCTCCGATCGTCTACGACTCGGCGTTTCAATCGTCTATTGGCGGCTATCCGATGGGCGCGATTATCGAAATCGTGGCCGGTGGCCCCGCTTTCATGTCGACGGTCGAAAACAACACGGTTGCGCCGGCAGTCGGAGCCGCCGGATGGATGCCGATTCCGACGTTTGGCTCGAATGTCACTTCTGTCACCTCGACGCAGACGCTCAGCATCTATAACGCTGGCTTGGTGCTCGTCAACGCGACCGCTGGGAACATCACGATTACGATGCCGGCCGTTGCCGCGGCGAATGGCGTACCTTTGCCATTCAATTTCGTCCGTGTCGACAGCAGCGCAAACAGCGTGACGATCAACGCGGCAGGGTCTGACAAATTTCAGCCATCCAATAGCACTTCTTTGTCTATTGGCGGTGGTGGTGCAGTACCTCTGAATGGCGATGGATCATCTGCATGGCGTCAGATCGGCCCATTCGTCGGCGGCATCCTAATAAAAGAAACGACCTTCCAGGCAAACAACACATGGACTCCCGATCCTCGTTCAACGAAGATTCGCGTTCGCATGGTGGGCGCGGGAGGAGGCGGCGGTAGCGGCGGCGGTTGTGGTTCGGGTCAAACCGCCGTAGGCGGCGGCGGCGGTGCCGGTGCATACCACGAATTCATTATTGCAAATCCTGGAGCACAGACGATCGCCATTGGAAGTGGCGGTATCGCCGGAGGCAATGGTGGAGCGACGAGTTTCGGTTCAATCAGTTCTTGTCCGGGCGGGGGCGGCGCGGTATTCGTGAATGCAACGGCATTTACGGGAGCGTACAACCAGGGGATATCCGGGGCTGGTGCCGCCGCTCCCTCCAGCATTGTTGGAACAGTGATAACCGCGGGAGGCGCCTCTGGCGATCCCGGACTGGCGCTCCGAGTCGACTCGGCCGTTGGTGGGGCGGGTGGCGATAGCGTTTATGGTGGCGGCGGTCGTTATTCAAA